CCTTTATGTAAGTCCATTCTTTTTCATCGATGTGAAGATATGGTTCTTGGTTCTTGAACTTGTCAAAGTAATCTAAGTACATTACTCTCCGAATAGGTCTTTGAATGCCTGATTCGCAGCTGCGGATTGTTGTGACTTCTTCTTTACCTCTTCTTCTTTCTCTACCTTGATATCGTGGTCACCTCGTTTCCACTCATCATACTCTATCTTACTAGCCATCATATCTGCCTGATGTAATATATGAGCAATATTAGACCTAAGTTGTTTATGTGGCATGTAACTGACATAGTAACCTTTATTAGCCTCTTCATACATACCATCGGTTAATCTTAGTCCAAGATACTCATTTTCGGACATCTTGACATCAAAGTGTTGTAACAACCAAATTGCCCTATCAGTTACAGTCATGTACTGAATATTAGGATTATGTCTATAAATCAATCCTTGATTCTTACGATGCCAATCTGATTCGTTTGGTACATAATAGTCCTCAGCCAATCCACCGACTTTACCCAAGTCATGGTGTAATGCAGCAAATATCAACTCTTCCTTATCAAAGTCATCAATTGTAGCACCATTTTTACCCCATAAATCCCATATCTGAACAACCAAATCAGTTATATGTAGGACGTGTTCCACATAACCACCAGCGTGAGCGTTATGGAAGTGTTCCTTACCACTCGCTGGTGCGATGCACATCCTCTCTTCAAAATAGTCATACATTTTGTTTAAGTTATCAAGTCTTTCTCCAGCGAATGTGTCGTTGATTAGACTTCTAAGTTTATTCCAATTCTCTTGGATTTGTTCAGGTGTTAGTTCTTTCATTTGATTTTCTCCATACTGACTACTATTTTACCTCTATCTTCGTATACTTCTCCGTAAACTTCTTTAAAACTATCTTTGTGATTTTCATATACATCTTTAATCTTTATCACATGACCAGACATGATACCACTACCAGACTTTGTAAAGTCTTTCTCTAACAATTGTGTGAATAAAACAAAATACCTATCTAACTCTTGACTATAAGATATCAAAATATATTGTCCCTCACGAATTGCCCGTCCACTCTTCCACTTAGTTTGTGAACCATCAAATTTAGTCACCTTGATTTCTACTCTATCATCTATGTCGTTATGACGAATATCAGGATCAGAATTGTCACCACCAGCGGCAGTTACATCATGTCCTTCACTTCGTAAAACCTCAGCACCAATATGTTCGGTCAAATGTGACAATATAGCAGAGATAGACGCAGTAGTAAACTCTCGGAATGGATAAAATTCCTCTCCATTTATCATCGTATCAATACCGAGTGTTCTCTGTAGAGTATTGTATATCCGATTCATTATTGTGGTAAATATGTCACCAGTATAAATTTCATTCCAATCTCTTTTTAGGTTAGGTGAAGAATATACTTTAGTTTTATTGACACCCATCGCATCATCGTAAGCACCTTTTATTGACATCTCTTGATTATCAATTTTAGATAACAACTCAGGCTTTTCCCTCTTAATTACGGCTAATTGGTCTAAGGTTTGTTTACAAGTGTCAAGTTTTTTTATGTGTTCATCTCTTTCTTTCTTTGGTCTGTTGATACCATACTCATCGAAATAAGCTTTTTCTGAAAGAGTGTACTCTTGTAGTTTCACAGATGGTGTCATCTTACGATATATGTTAGATGAAGTTACAGATTGTATCTCTGAATATGGTTTATCAGGATCTGATTTTGGTTTGTCTGTGATTACAACCCAAACTTCTTCAACATCAGCAATTATAGCACCTTCTCTTCTAGTATGACCAGCGTCTATAGTTCCATCAGGCCATATCATTATTGGTTGTTCATTTGGTACTAAACCATCTTTGCCTTTTTTCTTATAATCTTCAGCGATACTATGTTGGGTTCTCTTTTCTTCATCCTCGTTAGTATATATATCTTTATTCATCTTACGAGGAATCAAATCTCTTGGATTTGCGAAATATCTATCGTAACCCTTTACCTTTCTTTTTATGAGTTTTATCTTCTTCATTGTTTTCCTTTGAGTTTAATAATTTATAATTAGTTTAATATACAGTACTTTGAAATAAATGTCAAGTCTTTTTTTAGAAAAAATCATGGGTTATATTTTTAGATGAAGTGTACGCATCTTTCCATTTATATCTGAATTCAACGAACTCACCAAAGTTGTCAGCATATTTACCCCAAGGTTTCATCTTATCGTTGTGTATGTAAACGAACTCAGGATAATAGTCCATCAATTTCATGTGTTCTTTTTCCCACATCTCTACGGTTCTACCACTACTTTGACAACCACCAGGCGCCCACATACCTTGTTTAAGGTGACAGAACTCATCTGATATTCTGTTCTTGTATCCATTAACCAAACAATCTAACGTAAATCTACTATCTGAACCCAAATAACACAAGTCCCACTTTATGTCATCGATAAACTTTGAAAGTTCTCTACCATCTATCATGGTCGCCTGTGTAATAGCTTGGTTGTCTAAGTATCGTTTGCCAGGTGGCATCGCTGATGCTTTATGTCCAATGTGCATTATATTTTCATCATCCATCCAACCATGAAACAGAGTGAACATATCATCTAAGTCTTCTTTTGTACACACTCTTTTGGCAGTATCCATGTTTGACTCGTCACCAAAGTATTTAGCATTTCTTCTCTGAATAACAAGTTGGTCATCTAACATGTAAAATCTCTTATTACCCGCATCTCTACAGATTAACTCTCTTGTTTTAGCGATACCAATATTGTCACCAACTACCAAATATTCCACGTCATATTTGTACTCATCCCTCTCTTGTTCTTGAACTACCATAACTACCTTTTCTTTATACTCATCTGGCAAACCATCAAAGGTAGTTTGGTCATTCACTCTACGAAACGTGGGTATATAAATTTTATCAATCATCTTCACTCCAATAATAAGTGGGTGTGGCGTCACAAGCATCATAGATATTCGAGTCTGCCATGAGTGCCCTTCTGTATGGCGTCCAAGTTATACCACCACCCCACTTTAGTTTTTGTATTAATTCTCCTTTGGTAATACCATGAGATTCTCTAATCATTCTTTTTATATCTTCTATCTTCTCTGATTTTTTTAGATTAGGTAATCTACTGACTAATTCATCTATATATTCTGACATCTCTTCCATACTATATCTAAACAACATGTTGTTTCTCATCCAATCCAATGCTTCATTTCCCATCTTATTTCGATGGTCGTTATCATCTAAATATTTATTTAACAACTCAATAGCTTGACTATTTGTCTTAAAAAACTCAGCATTAGATTGTAACTCCTCGTAATATGTTTCGTCATACATAATATAAGGTGTTCCGTTCATCAAACCATCAGTTGTAGCAACACTCCACCCACCATACTTTTGTTTAGGTGATAACCCAACACGACAGTTACTTAACTTTTCGTAATAACCAGCCTTCTCAAATTTATCAGTAATAACATAGTCTCTGTTAGGTTTATTTAATAGTGGTATCCACACTTTAAAATCTTGTCTTTGCTCTCTTAACTCATCTACTATTGACATGAAATTATTAAAGTCCTTGTATTCCTCTGGTCTATGATTAAATACTATTATTTTTTCTGTATTTTCATTTGTCTTTTCAAGTATGTCGGATTCTTTTACTCCGAGATACTGAACCTTTAATATGTTATCTACTTTATCTATAGTATCTTGGCTAAAGGTATCTTTCATCTCAGTTAACACCAATTGTTTCTGATACTCTGTATTTAGATAACACCTATCATACTCCAATAAACCAGTTATATTCTGATTAAAAGAACTGACTTCCCATGTTGCTGTATTTTTAAAATCAAACCAATGACAATATCCAAATAGGTTTGGCCAATGATGTGTCTTGTTAAAAAACATATTTTTTATCTGATGGGTGTGTTCTGGTAAATGAGACATAACCAAATCAAAATCAAACTTTTTACTCACATTTTTATAAAAATCAAAAGTGTTAAAATGAACCCTCATCGCTGGAATGTAAGATGGAAACTTCTGAAAATGTTGACTTACATTTTTGAAATCCAAATCTTCAACAGGTTCGGGTAGAATCAGATAGAACCATAGGTCATCCCTAATTTCATTTAATGTTGATATTTGTTGTTTTATAGCCTGTATGTAACTATCTTTCTTTAAGTCCTTTAAATAAGTTATATTTGGATAGACTAATATCCTAATTGTTTTCTGTAATTTTACTTGTTTGTTATAACTAAAAAAATCGTTCATTTTCCCACGTTCCAAAATAATGAGTTTTTACTTGCATGTTTTTTCATGAAAGACCAAGCCTTACTATCGTAAGTTAACGAACTTGGAAATGGTGGTCTTTCATCTTCTTTACATTCTTGTTGAAATTTATATCTTGACTTGTAAGTCTCAGCTCTTCCTTGTTCTTGTGGTGTTGTATTGTGACCTATTCTAACACCATACACTTTTGCCTCAGGCCAAGCTCCTTGTAAACCACGACTCAATACTCCACTACTCATAACAGTCCAAACTTCTTTTGGTCTAATACCAAGACTTAAAGCAACTCTCCTCATACTTTCAACTATTATCGGGTGGTCACCACCAAATGGAATTAGGTGAGCATCATTATCTAAACAATACTTTTTAGCCTTTGCCTGTATGTTGGTTAGAAAACCCATCGGAACTTCTATTATATTACAACCCAACTCTTCAGCCGCATCTGTCAACCAATATCTCTTTCCTTGTGGAACAGTCACAGTACACTTCCTACCCATGTCCTTACACGCATATGCTAGTGATAACTGAGCATATCCTTGTCTTGGTGAAGCATAAACAAACTCCTCTACATCAGGTTTGTTTTTGACATAAACAGTAAATGCCCGTCTCTTCGTACCACCATCGAGTAGGTCATCACGAACAACCCAAAAACTACCATGTTCTTTTACCACTGGTTTTGGTAAGTCTACCTCGTAATCTATCTCGTCTAATTTATAATCTAATATATCCACTAAGGTTTATGAAAGATAAATATTGGTTCATATTTTACAGTAACTCCATTGACATCAACTTTATTTTTGACGTTAGATTGGTCAACACCAACCATAGATGCCATTAACATCTTCAACTTACCTTGATATTTACCACCAAGTGATTCTATGATATCAATTGAGTCTTGTTCTAATGGATGAAAAGTGTCTTTACCTATCTTGATATCAGCGATGTTCCAAAGTAGATATCTGTCACTTTTAAGACTCTCGTAAGCGTTTGTCAATGTTGGTTTAAGAAAGTTATCTCTCCAATCAGAGTACATCGGATAAGCCTTAAATGATTGTTCATCATCATCTGAATATTGTTCTCTATCAAAATAAGGTGGTGAAGTGAATACCATATCTAACTTACCTTTATATTGTTGATAATCAGGATGGTCACCGACATGTTCAGAACCTAACTGAAAATAATGATAAGTATTTTTTGGTTCTTCCCAAAACGGATTTGTTTCTAATCCATGTTCATTGAAGAAGTCAGCAACATACTCGTATCTTGACTTATCTATCTCATCTATCCAATTATCCGTATTCGGGTCTGTTCCAATATAATGTATCCTCTTCTTGGAAGCCATAGCACCAAGAATCCTACCACCCCAACCACTTGAAGGATCGTAAATGTTTAGTGGTTCATCTTGTTTGATATGGTCTGTATACTTCTCGTATAATAATCTAGCAGTAAGTGGGGGGAAGTTAACTGCTGGTTGTGAGTTCAAACTCAATCTAAATATCTGAAATGCTGATGGGAATAGTTTCTTATGAATATTGTAGTATCTAATCATAAAAACATTTCTCTTTAGTTTACCACCCTTCGTAGAAACATGGTCATCTAAATCTTCAACAGACATCAACTTTTTTAACGTAGGGCACCATAAATTGGTAACCATCTCATCAGTAATTAATCCCTTATCATAAGCATACTTTATATCATCAGACGATAAAGTCACATATTGTTTAAGATACTCTTCCTTGTGAGACTTAGAAATCCATAAACGGATATCTTTAAATTTTAATTTATTGTCGTGATAATATTCTAACCACTCTAATGCTGACTCTTCGTTCCAATATGGTAGTCCACCCTTATCATTTTCTTTTCTATCTAAAGATACAGATTTACTGAAACTATACATAGAGTCTCTACGAACTCCCCTTCTCATAGACCTAAAGAAAAGGTCTTTATTCGAGTCTTCTTTAATTCTATCATAGATTGAGTTAAGTCCAACATCACCAGTATCTCCAATACGAGTTTTCATCATAGTTGGGAAGAATTGGTTGACACCATTAGCAAACTTATTAAAGTTCTTAATTACATTCCTTTGACCATCGTCAGCTTTTTCTATGAAACCATGTATGTCATACTCTCTGAGTTTCTTGAATGAACTAATTATCTGGTCAATGTTCTGACCAACCATCGGTGGTGTACCACGCTCATCCCAATCCTCAATGATGAACTGACGAGCTTCTTCAATCCACTCGTCAAGTTCTTCATCAGTTTTTAGGAACAACTCATGATAAGT